TTACCTCCGGCTTTTGCCTCAATCCGCATTATTCCGGCTCGCCAGTCTGTGTTTACGTTTCCTTCAACTCTCATCCTGATCTGTCTGCCAGTAAATCTCACGTCAGTTGGATTTGCCATCGAGAATGGGCCAAATGATGATTCAGATGCGTTTGGATAGAACCTAGTCTTGAATGTGACCGTCACATCGCCTTGATTCTTCTCGTCTGGTATCAAACTTGTGACTTTCATCACTTTGTCACCAGCCGCGAGACTGATTGGGCCGCTTTCAGCAAAAACTGTGTACGATCCATGACCTAAACTAGCACTCATCTCTTGATTGTAAGTGTTTCCGCTGGCATCTGCCCATATTGGGTTATTAAACACGCCTCGATCAACGCCACATGTGCGATCAATCTCGCCAATCTCCCAATGATTCTCTAAATAGTCATATGCGACATATTTGTTGTTCTCAAGCGAGTCATTGCTCGGATAAAACCACCAAATTTCGCCAAATTGACTGTTATGAACAGCATAAGTTTTGCTGATTTGGTTTCTATTTATGTTTGAGAACACATAATCTGACACCTCGCACGGGATTTCCTTTGCGACAGAGCCATCAAACATGAAAAATCCTCTCGGCCCCATCCAAAAAGCGCCTTCGTCTACTGCCGCAACAGCTTTTCTTGCAATAATCCCGCAAGCCGTGCCGACTCTCTCAAATCCAAACACAAATGGTGGGCCTGAATATGTCGCAATGTGTGCATCATTATCAGTAATGATTAACGTGCGGCCTCGAACTCTGACTGCGGTCATAATCTGGCCGCTAGTTTGCAACTCAATGTCGCCAGCTTCGTTTGTTGCCGCTGGAGTCCACAAAGTGTTGTCTTCTTTATCGCACCACTGAACTTTTCTAGGATTACCGCCAGCGCCTAATGCAAACAAAAAGCGTTCCTCGGTAACAATTAATCCTAAATTATTTGTTGGCGCGTTTGATACTTGGGCGGCGGCAACTGCTATATCAAGTTGCCATTCGTATATCTTGCCATCGGCCGGATTACATGCGACCAGATACTCGCCCCAGTTATCGAGTGACCAAGTTGTGGCTTCTTGAAACACGCCGTTGTTTGGTCTTTCAACGCCATAGTATCCAGTCCCGTAAAACGTGCCGCCGTATCCGACATTTACCTCAGCATCCTCTGCTCCATCTAATATGCCAGCTGGCGTGATATCTGTCGCTGTGCCTGATGCATTGACATAAATGAGCGAATTGTAATCGCCAAGAACCGTGTTTGATCCGTCTGTGTTATCAGACCAAACATGCATTCCTCTCGGAGCGGCCGCAGTTACAGTTGACGTTCTGACAGACCAGCCACCAACTGGTCGCATCGATCCGTTATGCCATCGAACGAGACTGGCATCTCTCCATCTGTTCGACTGCTCATACTCTGTGCCGACTCTTACCACTCCTGGTGGTATCTGCAATGGTATCAATGCCATCTCAATGTCCTTACCATTTTTTCAATGGGCAACCAGAACTTGCGACAACCACTTTCAACTTAATCACGCATCCGCATTTTGAGCAAATGCCAACTTTGTTGTTTTCGCAATTATCGCAAATCTTCCTACGCAAATCCTTAACTTCTTTAACAGCAACCAATGACATATTTATGGATTGGCGGCGGCCTCTTCGAGAGCGGCGGCTAATGCGGCTTGCTCAGCGGCGTCTGCGGCTTCTTTAGCCGCTACCTCAGCTTCATAAGCAGCTTTCGCACTTTCCCAAGCCGTTAATGCCCAATTGTATGGATCGATTGATTCAATGATCGTGTTTGCTTGCCTCGTCTTGACGCCATTTGATACGACCGTTTTGTATTCAATCTCTCCCCATGTGTCATACCATTGGAGTGCATGAACATTTGAAGGAAGTTGCGATAGATCAATGTTGCGATAAAACTCAGAATCTTTGCCAATCATCTGATCATCTGCAATTATTGTAAGTCTCATTTTTTCACCTCTAAAATTCTCATTTCTGGATTGTTTTGTTGCACACTAGCCAATAAGACTTGTTGACTCTTCTCATTGGCCTTAACCATTTCATTTCTGAAACTTTCGACAGCCGCACCAGTGCTTCTTTGTTGTTGAGAATTTTCGATCATCAGCACAGGCAACCATGCCATTGAACATCCATACTCATCAACATCTTCTCCGGTGTTCGGATTCTTTCCCCTTATCTTCATGAACCATGCACAATCCAACTGTTTGCATGGCTCAAAGTTGTTAAGCGGACAATTATCTTTAGGCTCTAGCTTCATGCATCCTTGCTCGCGATAATGATGTCAACATAGTTTACATTGATTGTCGCTGATCCAGAACCTGAAATTGAGTGATCGTGAGACCCGCCACCACCTGTTGATCCGGTGTTAATTCCACTTCCTGTTCTATATCCAGTAAATTTTGATGGACAACAGTCACTATCACTGGATGATCCACCAACTGTGTGAGTGTGGCTTGGCATCTCAGAAGTTGTCAACGTGTGTGCACCAGCGCTCAATCCAGAGACATCAAGTGCCGGAGTTGCCATCGCCGTACTAAATGCGACAGAACCGCCAGAACTTGCCGTTCCAGAAACAACGCGCAACGCTTTATCGTCATGCGTAGTCTGCTTTGTCCATCCAGTTGGTGCGGCAGTCTGTTGGAACAACATCAAAGTCCCTGATGGGAACGATGGTGGCGCTGGAACCAAATCAATAATTGACTGAATAGTTGCCTTAGCGTTTGCCGTTCCAGATGTGTCGTAAATTAGAACTTCATCGAGTTCATCTGCTGTCGCAGATCCAGTTCCGTTAATGTCAACAGATACTGTCGTTCCTGACGATGTCAGGCCACTTCCAGCAGTATCAAATGCCGCGTCAGCAACATCTGAAACAGCTTTAATTGTCGTATCTAATGTATCAAGGTTTGTGTTTATTTTAGTTCCCCAAGTATCCTCTGACGCGCCGACCTCTGGCTTAGTCAAAGAATAATTGGTCGTGGTTGTATCAGCCATTTTTCACTCCTTTAGGCGGCTAGTTTATTCCATGTTACGGCAGTCAATGGTATTGGCTCCCACTTTTCTCTCGCAAAAGCGGCGGTTGATGATTCAAGAACAAATAGTGATCCGATGTTTCTCTTCCTGATATAAGAGATATCAACAGATGCCGATGCATACGTCGATCCACTAGTAACAACAATATAAACTGCTGTTGAAGTCCCAGACGTTGACGCAGATGATGTTCCGTCCGATTCTCTAACGCGAGTAGCGGAAGATGTTGTTGACGTAGATGAAGAAACAGTTGCTTCAGCAGACTGTATCTTTGATGCTGATGACGTTGTCGATGACGTTGACGAAGAAGTTGTCTGTAAGTCTGCTTGGTCAAATACATAATTTCCATACGTCGCGGTGCCGTATGAAAACATGTTCGACTCTTTGAGAATAAATTCTTCACCAGCAGATGCAGTTGTCAAAACTGGCTGAATAGTTACAGCTTGAGATCCAAACGTGCCGTATCCTGTCGCAGACGTTGACGATAAACAAGATCCAAATATCGTCCCTGATAGTCTTGTGTTGTAGCCATCTGCGGCGGCAGATGATGACGCAGACGTGCTGGCACTTCCGGTGTGCGTTACACCTTCGGTGCCAAAGTCCCCATCACTATATAGGCCGTAGCCGTAACCGCCGCGAACAATTGGCATCTATTAGTCCAGAGTAATCGACAAATCGCCAGATGGCACTCTGAAAACGTCGCCAGTATCAATTGTCTTTGAACTGGTCAATGCCGCATAAGCAATCATGTTGCCAGCCGTAGATGCATCATAAACAGCAACATGTGTCACCGTTCCAAAGCTTGCAGTTGCTGTTGAATATTCAACTGCGGCACTTGTTGTGGCGGTGTTGCCTGAAACTGTAAACGTGACGGTTTGCCTAGCATACGCTGTCCCAGATGTAGATACTTCAGTTCCTGATGCATCGTCAGCTGGATTGCTAGTAAATAACGCCAAATAAAGCGTCGATGGCGCTGTATATGCATTGTCTGCAAAAACGTGGTCTAGCAACTCTGTTTCTAGATAGTTTGAAAAACTCATTATCCAAGCCCTCTTACTTTTAATGTTAAACCTGAGCCAGACATTCTTGCCTTCTCAGAACTTTCATTCAACCTCTGAACCGCGGCCGCGTACATCTGCGCCCAAACCATTGCTCTTTCATCTTCCTGCAAGTATGGAGCAGAATGAATCAAGCTTCCATATAAATATACATCTGGCGCCTCCTCTAACAACCAATTTGTGCTATTTGATGCCAAATCAGGTATTTTTTCGTAAAACAAGAGCTCAATTGTATATTCTGAATCCGGCGTTGGGTACAACTGAAACTGACCATCGGCCATGCAGTAATACTCTGGACGGCCTGCCATATCTTCAGCGCCTGCTCTTTTGTCAGCCATAGCGGCCCTCGATATCAAATCAAGTGGCGTTGTTCCAGTTCCTTGAACGTGCGCACGAATATTCTCAAGCCACGTCGATGGAACTTGCATGTATTCGTCGCCGGCGTCTTGGACGCCTGTACTCCTTGCCTCCATCTCATAATGACGGATGTCTCGATTCATTTGCGCCTCAGCCAACTGCACGAACACAGGGATGATAGACGTTAAGTCACTACGATTGAGATAATCAGCAATCGTAGACTGTAGATTTGTGTAATTAGTGATTGCCATATTAACCTCTAGATTTAATCCAATTAACAATATGCCTTGGCGTTTCCGGCCAAAGATTAGACATAAAAGATCTTCTTTCTCCAGACGTCACCTGAGTCACCTGATGCTCTTTCGATGGATCAAATATCACCAAACGGTTTGGAACAGGATCAACTTGCGTAATCTCCCCATCATCATCCTTTACTTCCAGCCGTCCACCGTCTGGCTTTTCTTGATGACAGTAATAAATGAATCCATTCTTCGCCGCCTTTGTCACGCCTTCCTCAATCAATTTCTTTTCTTCCCATATTTCCATGCTACTGATGCCGTCAGTATCTATATGAAACGGTACTGAATTGATTCCTTGCGGACTGAGTATATGCGACCAATACTCCCATCCGTGACCATTGACATCATCGTCTGCCTGATGGACATTTGTCCAGACTTCGTGACAAAGTTCTTCAAACACGTTCTCTGACTTACTGTTCCTATCCTTCCAGTTAAACCGCATTTGTTTTCCCCACGGCACATCTGACTGAAGATGTTTTCTAGTCACAGGATCAGAAACAAAATCATCAATGATTATCATTATATTCTTGGCCCCATAGGATCTACGGCAAATGCCTTTGGATTTTGAGCATTAAACTGCCTGAATATTTCCTTCCGCATGTCCATAGCATATTCGTCCCAATCTATCAAATTTCCGCCAGCTTGTTGAAGAACTTCAGCGGCATAGCCGTACATTTCTGGAGGAATATCTTTAAAAGTATAACGATCAACCTCAGGCGGTGGAGCATTGACACTTCCGCCATCCGGCCCAGCTGGTGGCATCTCAGTTGGCCTACCGACTCTGGCGTCTACTTTTGGCGTATCTCCAAATAAAAAATCATAAAGTGACATGTTGTGCTCCTAGTTTAATAATCCAAAATTGTTTTGATCTTGCTTGTCATCTGCTAGTAATCCAGACGTGACAAATGGCGCCGCGCTAAATAGTGGTTGTCCTTTTTCGATCACGCCACGACGCATTTCTGGCGTAATGTCTAGATAAAATATATCTACATTATTTCCTTCCTTTGCATCATATGGACTTTGCCTTCCGATATTAATAGACGTTTTGCCAGACCTGGCGCCCCACTTCTTGCCGTATTTGCTCAAATATTTTGGATACTTTTGGTCATAATTTAACTTCATTCCGGATTCTTTGGAGGTTGGATTTCTTGCAATTTGAACTTTACTTGGCGTAATACCAATTCGCTCATATCCATTCTCTGCCGCAAAACGAACAGCACGCCTTAAGGCAGTCTCATGCCATGTGTTCTTCATTGGCGCATCGGGAACATATGGAATATCTCCACTTTCGTTTGTCCCAGCCCCCCCCATCCACCAAGAATCTGGGTTCTCATATCCAAATTGTTTTCCTGTTTGATGCCAATCAGATTGCAATTCCTCAATGAAAAGCATCTTTTTGCCGTCGGCATCTGTCCGGTCGTTAACTCTCAAATGAGCAAATATGTTTGTCCCTTCCCCATATTCCATCCAATGATTTTCTGAAGAAAAAGCATCATCAGGATCGACAACAGGATATCTCAATAATATTTCTCTGCCGTTTTCACCTTTAGGCAAATTCAATTCTGGCTTATCAGAGTAAAATGTGCCGTCAACATTGTGCAAAATGCCTTTGTTATAAAGTGTTCTATCTAAATTGTCAGCAAAATCACTAATCACAGAATCTACCGGAGTTTGATAATTTCTGGGTGATCCATCGAACATTAAAGATGTCTTTATATTGTCTAGATACTCATCAATGTCATATTTATATCCTGCGTCTTCAGCGGCCGCCTTTATTATTTCGTATTCTGCATCGCTATCTAAAAAAGAACGTCTTAAATTCTCAAACATTGTCTGATCATTAATCGGGCCGCGATTATTAAATTTTTTAAGAATTTTTCTTAATATTTTAGTTGTCTCTGGGTAAGCTTTTAAATACTTTAATTCCTCTGAGTTTATGATGTCATCAAGAACGTATTCTGGCGCGTCTCCAAGAACCACTTCGTCCACATTAAGCTTATTTCTTGCAACATAATCTAGAACTTCTTGCTTTGTAACTTTATCTTTACTTTCCAAAAACTCGTCGAGGCCCATCCATTTAATTTCATCTTCTTTGACGCCCTTTGTATTTCTGATCTCACCTAGAAAATCTTGGCCTGATCCTTTGTTCCTTTTCATATTCATTGCTGTTTGCTCAACAGCAGAATAAAATCCAAGATCGTCTTGAAGCAAATTTGTGTTACTGCTTATTGTCCTAGGCCCTGGTGGCGCTACATCACGCAACGTGCCAGTATTTCTTGCAAGATCCTCAGACATTTCTAAAAACTTAGGGCCAAGAGATTTACCTGCCTTGATCACGCCCTTTGCGGCGCCAGCCAATCCGCCACCAGCTGTAAGCGCCAAATCTAGCCCTTGTTCAGCACTCGGCGTCAGCCCATATGACAATTGGTTGATTGCCTCTGGCGACTCACCAAACATGATATCGCCAAGCGGAACGTTGACGTTTTCAGATGTTGGAGCTCTTCCTTGCGCACCAGCAATTTCTGCTCCGAATCCTGAGCCAAAAGCTTCTTTAAAGAACTCCGCCACACTTGGCATCTCGTTCAAATAATCTTTGGCTCCCATAAACGCATCTGCCAACATGCCTGTTATCGGGCCTCGCGGAGCCTCTCTAACCTCGGCATAATTGTTGTTCAACCTAGCGTTCATATAATCCTCGTCTTGTAAACTCATTGGATTAAATGACTCTAGCGGCGTGCCGTTTTTGTATGAGCCCTCAGCGTATGCAATCGCAGAATCCTTATCCTTCATTTGAATAATATTGTTGGTCGCAATCGCATATCTCATTGCGGTCTCGTTGTCTGGCGTTCCGTCAGGCAACAAAAACTCTTTCAGCGTTCCGTCTGGCATTTCCTGAATTGTCGGGAACACATACCAGTTGCCACTCGATGACTGCTCTGCGGCCATTCTGTGCGTCGAGATTGATCCGTCAGAATTGACAATAAACTGATGATTCTGTGGGTTGTAGATTCTATCTAAAAACTCTGGAGTCTGAGCCGATGCGCTCCCAGCCGCAACACCAACTGACAATACACCAAGCTTTTCTAAATTCTTTAACACTTTGTCATCTATCACGCCGCCGACAACATTAAATGTTAATGATCTGAAGTCTGTATTGTTTAAATTATTTCTGTCTACGTCTCTTGAATATTCAGCAAAGTTGGATTTTGCTTTTTGGCTAGGCAACAAATCAAATGGAGTAATGTCTTCTTGAGCAAGTCGCCCCAACGGCTCTCCTTGGAAATCTGACTCATAGCCTGGATGAGACGACGGCAATACCTCTTTTTTGGGATCCATCAAACCAACGTTTTGCAATCGCATATCGCGGAGATCATACTGATATGGCTCAGTAACAATAGCCCTCGCTTCAGCAATAGATAGGCCACCAAACTTATCTGAGTTAGTTGCACTACCTAATTGATTTGATAGATTTGATCTGACCGCTGATGGCAATTGACGGAACTGCTCTATATGCCTTGGGTCATCAAGGCCAGCCCAATCAGAAACAAAATTATTTTTAATGTATTTATTAACTTCTGCTTTATCTTTTTTGCCAAGCGCTGACTGCAAGTATCCCAATAAAACTTCGCCAGTCATGGTTGATGAGTCACCGCCAGTAGGCGTCATCCTCCAAGGCAAAAGTACCGGCGCTTGACCATATTTGTTTTGCAGATGATCACCAAATTTGTTTATTGCTGTTGCTTCTTTCTTTTCATTTGCCCACAACCTGCCTGGATTCAGACCCATGTAATTCTGGCCGCCAACCAACTCGACTGGCCTCAAAAGACTGACGTTGTTGATGTCAGTTACGCGCTCGCGAGCCTGCGTTCTATCTGCCATACTTGAAATCCAAGGCCTACCTTCGAGTTCTCGTATGTCTACCAAGTTATCAATTTGATCAGCTGTTGGCTCAGTCCTAAATAGCAGGCTTCGCATTTTTTCTTGCTCGGATACTAGCTTCCCAAACCTTGGGTCAACTCCATAATCAAAAAGCTTAAGCAATCCTTTTGGACTCGGCACTACGCTATCCCTCGCAAGTTACGTCTGATGGGCTCGCCCCAGCTTGTTTGCTGTGGCCGATAGCCGACTGCAAGATATCTCATTGCATCGGCGCCGTGCGAAGTCCAGTCGTGCCTCGGTCTACCTCGCCACGTTCTGCCCTTCTCGTCAAAGTCTCGCTGATATTGGCGCAATGCTTCGATCCCTCGATTACATTTCTTTTCATCAAACCAGCATCGATCCAACATGGATCGCACAGCCTGAATTCCGTCATCTACATTAAGCTTTGGCGCAATTTCGACAGGCCTGATGCCTAAATTATCTAGCGTCTCAAGTCTTGATTTGCCTGTGCCAAGTTCTTTTACCTGCACATCATGAGGCAGAATGTGAGATTCGTAAACATAATTCTTTTCTTGCAACACGTTAGCGTAATGATCGAGGCCGACTCCCGAGCATTCATAGTAGTCGATCAGCCGCACCTCGGCGCCTATCATTTGCGCGAACCATATCGACGTCGAGTCGCCAACGCCAAGATCCCATGCAGTAATTACGCCAAGTGATCTGTCATATGGCACGGTCGCGATCCGATTCTCTTCAGTCGCACGCCGCATTTCAGTTCCGTAATATGCGCCGGCGATTGCCGCCTCGAAACTGCACTCAAACTCTTGCAGGTATCGATCTTCGCCCATGATCTTTAGCGAGTCTTGCAACTCAGACTCTGGCAATATGTTGGTCTCGCTCGCTTTGTGCACCGCGCTGTACCAATCTGAGTCGTCCTTGGAATGCTGGTATATATCCCAGAACTCATTCTTTCCTTTTGGCGTGCCGATAAATGTGGCGCGGGTCGGGCACTCTGGCGTGCTCCGGTCAGCCAGCGTTGGTCGAATGATAGTCGGCCAAACGTTTGCCGGAAAGTCAGCCGGCTCATCCATCACCACTGAATCAAAATACAATCCCCGCATAGACTCGCCAGACTCTGCCGCAAAAAGGCGCAATCGAGCGCCATTAGGAAAATCTATGCGCAGTTCCGACTCGTTGACTTTGCATCCTGGGATCGAGCGCGTGAACTCTTTCGCGTAATCCCAGCAGATCTGCTTCGCCATGCGGTATGTCGGTGCGACGTATCCGACGCGAACGTTTTCGCGCGGGATCGTCAGCGCGTCTCGTATCAGATCGTTGATTGCGGCGACAGTCTTGCCGCATCGACGATGAGCCACTAAACATGCAAATCGCTCTTTCCTGTTGTGGAACGCAACCATTTGCTTGCGAGGTTTATATGGGATTGTAATCTCAGGCATAAAATCCTAGAAAGTCGGCGAGCATGCCGAACACAGTAAACACCAGTCCTGCGACTAGCAGAAATATGAACCAATCAAACTTAGTCCTCTTCGGTTTTCCATTTGACAACGAGCGGCCCTCCATTTTCACCAGTATGTTCTAACTGTTGTTTATCGCCGTATCGCTTAGGAAGAAGCTTACTTGCGATCCATTTGACAGCGTCCACCTGCAATCTCGCCACATTGTATGTTTCAGGCGTTGCGTTGTAAGCGATCTCTAAGATGTCCTCAGCGCTGAACATAGATTGACTTTCTCGCGCGCGCGCGTACTTGTCGCGAATCTCTGGATGCCTGTACATCCACCGATAAAACGTAGACTTGTCAGGGCTCCAATCTTCTTCCGAGCAAATTTTATTCAACGATCTACCCGCCGCAATCTCTTCACAAATTCTATCCACTAACTCATCAGTAAAGTCTGTTGGCCTTCCAAGCTTCTTTTCTTCTTCCATTTCATACTCCATTTTCCGTTTGATAACCGGCTATCGAACGGCGAAATTTATCCACAGCAATATTCTACTTCAACACACGACATTGAGGACAGGACAAAAAGGACAAAAGACATAACTCTAAAGAGTTATGTCTTGTCTTGTCCTCTATTTTTTTTGTCCCCGTCTTTGTCCTCAAGTTTGTCCTCATATTTAAAATAATGTTATGAATCAGCAACTTACAAATTGTCATCGAGGACATTACCAAAATGTCCTCAAATGTCTTTTTGTCCTAAAATGGCCTAAGTGTTTGATTTTATTCATTTGTCCTCAATCATCTACTTGAGAGTGCATTTCGAGCACCAAAGCTTCGTTTTTTGCTGACCATCCAGTCTCGAATGGGACGATATATTCCGCATCGATCAGCGTCCCAATCATGCGTGACGGATCGTTTTGCAATGACTTTTTAGCCGCTGACTCTGACATTCCCATGTGTGGCCCAGTCAGGAAATCAAGCATGCCTGACCTCGTGACATGTGGCCGACCTTTGCTATCTTTCTCTCGCCTACATGCGTGCCATGCCCTCTCAAACCGTCGCATATGCTCATGTACTTTGGATTTCTTGCTGTCCATCTTGACAGGCTCATCGACCGGCTCTAGCACAACTGACTTGACCTGCTCGTTGTCTTCGTCACGCCATCCACGGATCGCAACTGACTTTAGGTCGAAGAACAAGCTTGGCCTCATCTCGGCGTCTTTCATTTTGCGTTGCACAACTTCGATTGGCCTTGACCCGTTCCCTGGCTTCACACTCACCTCAATATCTAGCGCACCTCTCCATGCTGAAGAACCACGCGCTCTATGCTGTGCGTCCTCAGACACGCCTGTGTGATGCACGAGCATGACAGTGCAGTCAAACTCTTCCATAAGAATAGCGCACGAATCCAACATCGTTTTGGCGTCCTGAGAATCATTTTCTGAACCCCTTAGGAATCTGTGAAGCGTATCTACCACAATAACCTTTGGCGTCTCGGGCAATGCTCGGACATTCTCAATCACCTTCAGCAAACCTTCATTGGTGTTGAGATCTGTGCCGGTCTTACTCATCCAGAACTGTATTTTTTCTACATCATTGTGTTGCATCCATGCGGCAACTCTCGCTCGGAGTCCGTAGTGTCCTTCACCAGCCAGATACACAACCGGCAACTGCTTTGTCTTGTTCCCGCACCAATCGCGATTCTCCATCTCCAACGCGGCCATACGCAGGCACCAGTCGAGCACCAAAAACGTCTTCCCAGATCCAGATGGCCCATGCACCATTGCCAATGATTTAGATTGAATCCAGTTTTTGATATACCAGCTGATTGGCGCAGGCTTTTCTGTGAACTCATTGCCGTCGATAAGCCAGTCATGGACAGGTTCTGGTGGCTCCAATAGCGCCGATAGGTCATTACCGTCAAGCAGATAGTCGTTGGCGTCCATGCCCTCGATGGGCGGGATCACAACCGTTGCGCCATACTTTGCGCTCGCTTGGTCTGAATAATTCTTTCCGACGTTGCTATGGTCATTGTCAGCAACGATGATAATCCGCTTTGTAGGCCCGTAGCGCTCACGCAATTGTCCGACAACTGTTGGTATGTTCGAGGCCGATTAA